TCGGCGCCGAGCGCCTCGGGCTCCCACTCGCCCAGCTCCGCCGTGCGGTTGTCGCGCAGGGCGAGCTTGCGCGCCTCCGTGGCGCTGCCGGCGAAGGGGATGCACGCGAGGTGCGACCACCCGAGGTCGAGCGCCGCCTGGAGCATCCCGTTGCCGATGAGCACCGTCCCGGCGGGTGCTCGCGCACGGCCGGCCAGCGCCAGCGGCTTCGTGGTCACCACGGCGGCGCGCACCTGCCCGTGCTCGCGCAGCGACTCCGTGATCGCGGCGATGTTCCGCGCGCTGTGCCGGCGGGCGTTGCGCGGGTGCGGCGTCAGTTCGCCGATGGGCTGCGCGAGCTGGCGCAGGTCCGGGTGGATCCATGGATGGGCGGGGGAGGCGGCGCGGCGGGCCATGCCGCGCAGGATACCGCAGCGGCTACGTGGACTCGGCGCCGCCGGTCATGCCACCGCCGGCCGCGGGCGCCGCAACGTCGGCGAGGCCGGTCGAGCACGGGACGGCCGATGGCGTGAGGTCGTCGGCGATGAGCGAGGCGGACGGCGCGACGGTGCTGTATTCGAGCACCGCGCGCACGCCGGCCTGGGTGGAGGCGGCGAGCAGGGAGATCGCGCCCGGCACCAGGATCGGGTCCATGAGGACGCCGACGAGGCGCAGGGTGTACTCCATCACCCAGCCCGGGAGGTACAAGGGCGCGCCAGCGCCGGCGAACATCGCCACGAACACGCCGATCGCGCGGTCGGTGGTGCCGTCGGCGCGATTCGCGAGTGCTCGCGCGCGCAGGAGCGGCCGGTACTCGGCATCCGTCGCGCCGCCGCGCGCCTGCCCGACGAGGCGCCCGATCCGGTCGAGCTGCACACCGCGCCCCACGCCGTAGGCCGGATCGGCGGTGGCGCTGTCGGCGACGATCGGCTCGATCGACCACAGGCGCGCGCAGGCCTCGAGGATGCCCTGCAGGCTGTCGAAGCGCGCGCCGATCGCGTTGGCGATCGGGACCGCCCACGTCGTCGGCGCGAACTGCGTGTACACCAGGGCGCGCAGCCGGGTGGGCCAGTCGATGGCGCTCACGGCGTCTCCGGCGTGGCGGTGATGGCGATGTTGCTCGGGTCGAAGGTCGCCAGCTCGCCGGCGGTGATCGTGATGGGCGTCGAGGCGAACGGGTCGGCGCCGCGACGCATCGTCAGGGCCACGTCGACGATCCCGGGCGCTGCCACCGATCCCGCGGGCGCCGGGATGATGGGCGTGACCATGCCGAGGCTGTCCGTGACGGTCGCCTGCGGCCCATCGGACACGGCGGCGGCCAGCGGTTGCGCGCGGACGTTGTAGCCGGGCAGGTAGTAGGCCGCGGCGAACGTGCAGATCGCCGAGCGCGCGGCCGCGGTGACCGCCTGCGTGACGTTGCCCACCTGCCAGGCCGCCGGGTCGTAGTAGACCGTCGCCTGGATATCGATCGGCACGAGCGTCGGCCGCGAGAAGCGCACGGTCTGTGGGTTGCCGCTCGCGTCGGTCACCGTCACGGACTTGGGCGTCCCGACCGCGTTGGACAGGCCCGTCCCGCCGCCGACGGCCTTCCAGACGGCGTTCGCCAGCGTCAGGTCCGACAGCGCGGGCGCGAGGATCATCACGTCCACCGAGTGCGGCGGCAGCCCATTGGCGTCGGTGGCGTCGGTGTTGTTCACGAACACCGTCACCGCCACAACGTCGGGCAGCGCGATCAGCGCGGCGTGGATGGCGTCCGGCGGGCCGCCGCCCTGCGTCTGCAGTTCCTCGACGCGCCGCAGGCGGAGCGCGGCATCGCCTTCGACGTCGCGGCCGAGCCCATTGCCCGGGGCGTCGGTGCCGGCGGCGTTCACGGCGGCCGCCCAGCCGTCCACCGGCGTCGCGATCTCGGTGAGTTGGCCCTGCGTGGCGGCGAGCGGGCCGGTCGCCTCGGCCTGGTAAAGCACCAGCGCAATCCCCTGCCCCGCGGTGCCGACGGCATACCAGACCACGCCGCCGCCGTCGGTCTGCTGGCCCGAGCCCGAGGGCGCCGCCAGCGCCGATGTCCCCGCGCCGATGCACTGCCAGATCTTCCCATTCGCCGTTACCAGGTCGTCGAGCACGTACGACGTGGACGCCGCCCACGCCGCCGCCACCGCCGCGAGCGTCGCCGCGGTCGTGGAGGCGAAGCGCGTCCCGAGGCTTTGCACCTTCAGGACGCGCCCCGCCGGCAGCGACGTTCCGATCGTGCCCGAGCAGGCGACGAGCACCGTCGAGTAGGCGGCCAGCTTGCGCCGCGTGCCCGTGAGCTCGCAGAGGATGTCGAGCGCGAATGCCTCGGCCTGGTCGGGATCGAACGCCGCGATGATCTCGAGCAGCATCAGGGACGCCGCCGACTTCGCATCGACGAGCAGCGCGATCTCCTGCCCGATCGCGCTCGCCCCCGGGATGGCGCCACCCGGGTCGCTCCCGATCGAGTCGCCGAAGATCCCCTTGTATGCCGTGTCGAGCGCCGTCTTGATTTCCGTCGCCGTCTCGACGACGAGGCCGGTTGTGGTGAGCTGGTCGGGCATGGGACTCCTACACCGACACGGTGCCGGTGGTGGTGCCGCCGAGCGCCTCGGGCGATGCGACGCTGTAGGTGGTGCGCCCGATCCGCGTCGCCGCGTCGACCGCGAATGCGACGTTGACCACGCGGGTCACGTCGGGCGTCTCGGCGATGGCGGCGGCGATGAGGCTCTTGATCAGGGCGGGCGTCGCGCCGCGCGCGAGCACCCGGCCGATCCAGTCGACGCCGATCCCGGTGTCGAGCCAGTACTCCCCGAGGTAGAGGCGCACGCGCACCTCGATCCCCTGCTTGACCGCCTGCGCGCCCTCGGCGAAGCCCTGGTCACCACCGACCAGGACGCGGTTGCCGGAGCTGTCGAGGAGCCAATCGCGGCGCGGCATGCGCGAATGCTACCACGCGGTCAGTGCCCCTTGGCCTGGTCGGTGGCGACGCTGCTGGGGGAGTAGGTGGAGGACGACGGCCCGCTGGTGATCGTCGTGGCGCCGGCCTGCACGCCCGCGACGGGGTGCGTGTGGCCGGTGAGGTTGGTCGCCACGGACTGCAGCTCCGTCAGCACCTTGTCGGCGCGCGCGAGGAACGCCGATCCCGCCTCGTCGCCGACGCAGATCGTGGACGCGCGGAAGTGGATGCGCGGCCCCGCCACGCTGCCCGCCGTCGCGTGATCGACCGGCGGCGCCGGCGACATGGGCGCGCCGAAGGGCAGCAGGCCCGGCACGAACACGGCATCGGTCAGGCCGGCGCGGTGGTAGAGCTCCGGGTTGACCACCTCCTGGCCCTGGCCGGAGAGCCACCGATCGATGCTGCGGTCGGCGAAGAACAGCATCCCGAGCGTCCCCGCCACGACCGGCACGGTGAAGGTGAAGCCTCCGGCGGTGAGGAACACGACGGGCACGCTGGGGATAATCGGCACGCTCGCCGTGACGAGCGCGCCCTCCTCGTCGCGGTGGAAATCACCGACGAGCGGCTTGCAGTCGACGCGATCGAGGTTGCCCGAGCCGTTGGTGTAGACCTTGGCGACGCGCGCCGGAATCATCGACCGCACGCGCTCGGCCAGCGCGGCGCGGATCGCCCGATCGGTGGCGTCGGCTTGCACCACGCCGCGCGTCGGCTCGTCGTCGTCGGACAGGTCGTCGGCCATGCGTCGGATTCTACGCCGCGCGAGCGCTCGGATCCTGCACGGCGTCGAAGTGCGTGTACCAGTCGTCGCCGTGCGTGTCGCCCTCGTGCAGCACCTTGTGCGCGCGGAGGATGACGCCGGCGTATCGCTCGCTGGTGAGGCGCACCCGCCCCCCCGGCCGCGCCTGCGGCATGAGCAGCGCCTTGAACTTCAACGACGGCGGCTTGCCTTTCTTGTCGGCGCTGCCCATCTGGGGCGAGCCGACGAGCCCCGAGTCGGGCGACAGATCCGGGATCGTCTGCACGACGGAGGCGCCGGGCGCGAGGATCTGGACTGTCCCGTCCTGGATGGAGTAGCGGTAGCCCACCGAACGGAGCGCGCGATCCAGCTCGGTGGCGGCCGCGCCGTGCACCGTCCACCCGTGGGCGAGCACCGTCCCGAGCTTGCTCGCCTGCTCGGCGCTGTTGCCGAGCGCGAGGCCGAGCTGGGCGACGCAGTACCGCACCACGTCGCCGATGGTGGCGCCGCCGGCGAAGGATTCGGACGCGCGAGCGAAGCGCGCCGCGCGCTCGCCGTCGCCGCACCTGAACACCGTCTTCCAGTTGGCGCCGTCGCGCACGTGGTCGACGGTCCGCACATCGCCCACGAAGAGCTGCGCGTACCCCGTCGACTTGTAGCCGGTCTCAAGGAGCAGCCGAACGCCCTTGGCCTGCAGTTTCCCGCGCGTCTCGGGGGCGAGGTTGTAGACGGTGATCTCGGCGGTGTTGGGCTGCTTGCCGATCGTCTTGACGATCTTGAATGTGATGCGCAGGCCCACGCCGCCGGCAGTGTCGAGGATGAGAACGTTCTGGCCCGGCTCGGTCGTGTTGAAGCTCGAGCCGGCGGGGAGGGTGATCGTCACCCGCGCAAGGCGGTCGAACAGCGCGCCGGTGGCGTCGGCCATCACGCGCCCCCGGCGAGCGCCGCCACCTCGGCGGCGGTGATGTAGAAGAGCTGCACGCGCGTCCCGAGGTCGGTGAGGGTGGGCGGCTCGCCGCGGCCCGAGGTGTCGCGCGCGATGAGGTAGCCCGACGGGGTGCGCACCGGCGCTGCGCGCCAGAGCGGCCAGTCGGCCACCACGCGGCGCTCGGCCATGAGCACGACCTGGTTGAGCGCGTCGAGCACGCGCACGAGCCACCTCGCGACGGTGGGATCCCAGATGAAGCGCAGGGTGTAGCTCACGCCGTCGAGGTCCACGCCGATCGTGAAGTCGGGGATGGGTGGATCCTGCGGTGCCGGGAGGTTGATCAGGAAGGCCATCAGCGCGCTCCTGACAATAGCCGGCCAGCGCCATCCCACAGGCGCGCGGCCGCCGAGGTCTCTTTCCCGAGGTCGCGCCGCCGCTGCCCGCGGGTGTCCTTGGTGGGCTTGAGGCGCGCGAATTTGTTTTCGACCACGCGCACCTCTTTGAACGCGACGGTGAACACCAGCGCCTGCGCGTTCTTCACCTCGACGACGCGCGAGACCTTCGTGATGGCCATTGACGCGAAGAACCCGCCCACCAGGTCGAGCGCGACGAGCTTGGGGTTCTGCCAGAGGTCGACGAATCGCTGCCAGAGCGCCCCGGCGCGGTCGGATCCGTTGGCGCCGACGAGCGGCGTGTTCGTCTGGACGACGTCGAGCGTCACGGGCCGCGGCTCGGGCCGGGAATGGTCGCTCACGTTGAACCCGGTCTCGACGGGGTGGTCGGTCACGGTGTTCGTCAGCTCGTGCGTCTCTTTCTCGACGCAATCGAACTCGATCGTGTCGTAGGTGCCGGCGCCATTGGGCACCCGCATCACCGCACGCTGCAGCTCGGGCAGGTTGGCCATGGATCACTCCGTCGCCGGGATCGCCGCGGCGGCGTCCTCGTTCTCGGTGGTGCGGATCTCGGCGATGCGCCGCGCCAGCGCCTCGCTATCCTCGCCGGGGAGCTGGGTGATGTGGAAGGTGTCGCCGGCGCGCGTGACGTTCATCGCGGGTGGCGCGCGCAGTGGCCCGCGGTAGGCCGGCGCGCCCTCGCCGCCGTAGGTCGGGAGCTGGAACGCGGGAGGGCCACCAGGGAGCGCTGCAGGCGCCCCGGGTGTGGCAGCCGCGGGCGCCTCCGGCACTCCATGTAGGCGCGCGCCGAAGCTCAGCACGCGGGAGGGCACGCCGCGGAGCGTGTCGACCAGTTCGCCCGCCGCACGCACCATGCCACGGATCATGAGGTAGCCCTGCCACAGCCGCAGGCCGATCCCCTTGAGCGCGAGGCCCCACGACGACCAATCGACCGAGCGCACCACATCGGCCACCAGGCCGACGGCGGCCTTGATGCGCAGCGCCCACGCCTTCCAGTCGACGTCCATCACCCGTTCGGCCACCCACTGGAAGACGCGATAGAAGGGCGTCCAGTCGATTGATTTCAGGCTCTCCCATATATCGAGAAAGAATTGCTTGATACGCGCGAAAAATCCTTCAATCGCGCCCTGCTTCGTTAGCGCCTCTTTGATGTTGCCGAGAAAGCTCTTGATCGACTTGAGCCAGGGCGGATCGTCGGCCTTGATGGAGAGCCACCCCTCGATCTGCTTCTTCCATCGCCCGAACAGCGAATCGCCGCCCTGCAGGTAGACGCGCACATCGTCGAGCGCGAGGAGCAGCCCGGCGATGAGCCCTCCGATCAGGATGAACGGCCACGCCGCCGCCAGCCACGCCGCCGCCGTCGCCGCAGCTGCCTTGATGGCTTCGAACCTGATGAGCGCGAACGAGATCGCGATGGCGGTCGCGCCCCATATGAGTGCGAACTTGACCGTCTGCCAGTTCTTTTGGAGGAACGCAAAGACCTGCACGAATACATCGCGCAGAAACAATGCATTCTTGACCAGAAACCCCGCGATCTCCAATAGAGCTGGCGCGATGAGTTGTGCCAGCTTGGCCCACCCGAGGCGGATGTATCCGAACACGTAGTCGTGCGCCGTCTTGGCCTGCTGCAGCGCCTTTTCCATGCGCTTGACCGTGCCGTCGATCCCCTCCTGCGCGATGGCAACCGCCGCGTCGTCCCCTGCGGCATAGTCGCGCAGCCCCTTGCTGGCGCTGCGGCCGAACAGCGCGCCGAGCGCGTTGAGCTGCTTGGACTCGCCGACCACCTCGACGAAAGCCCCCGCCACATCTGACGCCGTCGAGACGATGGCATCGAGGCCAGCCTTCACGACCTCGATGAACGCCTCACCCTCGGCGAACGAGGCCGCATTGACGTCGAGCCCCAGCGCCACCGCCAGGTCGCGGATGATCATCGATAGCTCCGAGGGAGAGGGGAAGAGGGGGCGTCGCGCTCCTGCATTTCAGCCTCGGCGTCCCGGCAGGCGAGCAGGTAGTCGTGCCAGTCCGCGACCTCCTCGAGCGAAAGCGTGTCGAGGTGCGCGATCGAGCACCAGCCCGCGTGGACTATGGCGCGGCCGGCCCACCCGTCGAGGTGGTCGACGCCTCGGAGGGGGACGCCTTCAGCCCGGCCGCCTGGAACGCGACGCGGGCGCCAGAGAAATTTCCGAAGTGCACCTGCAGCGCCCACGCCTGCAGGGCGAGCCCCGCCCAGAAGTTGCCGCCGATGATCGCGTTGAGCTTCCACCGCGCGGCGTCGCCGTCGTCGACCAGCGTCACCAGCGTGCCGTCCGCCATGCCGCGGGCGCCGCGCAGGATCTCGCGCGTCAGGTCCTCCGCCACCTCGGGCGAGAGCTCGGCGAACAGGGTGCCGAGCGCTGGCGCGAGCTGCTCCACCTGCATGCCGAGGAGCGCGCCCATCGCCGCCTTGGGCTGCCCCGTGCCGGCGAGCTGCGCGAGGCTCACCAGCGCGGGCCCGGCGAGCTTCACGAGCCGGACGAGCAGGCGCTGCGCGCGGAAGTACTGCAGCTGCGTCACCTCGAACGTGATGCTGCCGATCTCGCGCCGCTTCGTCTCGATCCCCATCAGTTGAGCCCTCCGACGAAGTGCGTGAGCTGGTCGCAGTCGAGCACCACTTCGCGCGTGGTGCCTTCCTTCTGGTACTCGGCGTCGGGGAGCTTCTTCACCCAGGCCATCGGCGCCTTGGCGATGCTGCGGCCGTTGGTGTCGGTGACCTCGATGGGGTGCGAGCCTGTGCCGGTGGCCTCGTCGAGCTGCGCCTGCTGCGAGAGGACGTCGAGCGCGGGCGCGTTCTGCCCGTAGACGAGGGTGATCGAGCCCATGCGGTTGTTGTTGCGCACCTTGGTCACCGTGCCGTCGGCGGCGACGTGGTAACTCCATGCGTCCTCGGCGCGCGCGACCTTGATGGAGACGAGGCCGCCCGTGAGCGAGTTCGCGCCCCAGGTGACGGTGACGTTGGCGAAGTCGAAGGGGCGAGTCGGGACCGGGGGGGTTGCGCTCATTTCTCAGCGCCTCCTACTGGCTCACGTTGACGGTGACGACCATCGCATTGATCGGGGACGCGAGCTTCCAGCTCGTCGTGATCCCCGACAGGGTGCGCGTGGTGGCGTCGAAGTTGGGATCGGTGCCGGCCACGGGCGCGGGCACCGACACGGTGAAGGGCTCCATCACCGGCGCCTGCGCGTTGGTCGGGTCGAGCGGGTCTGGGGAGATCACCCCGGCCGTGATCCCCGCCTGGTTGCGCGCCGCGATGGTCGTGGCGACCTTGCGGCGCCCGGCGATCGTGTTGAACAGCTTGTTCGTCTGGACCTCGAGGTCGATCAGGTCCACCTGCAGGTTCGTTCGGTACCAGTCGATGTTCCTGCGGGTGTCGATGAACCCGTACTGCGTCGACTCCACGGCGCCCGCGCCGCCGAGCACGTTCTGGCCGCCGAGCACCACGTAGTACCCGGCGCGCCGCGCATCGAGGTTGGTCTGCTGCGTCGGCGTGATGTTGACCGGCGTCGGCCCGACGAGCGTCTTGAGCCGCCAGTTGTCGCCGCCCGGAGCGATCGGCAGGAAGTAGCCGGCCGTGCAGGCGTCGAGGAACTCGTAATCGCGCGGGTGCCACTGCGGCGCGGTGTAGGTGCCGGCCTGGCCGGTCAGGGTGTGCAGCACGTCGGTGCCGCCCGAGTAGGCGGTCGTCGCCGCCGCGGTGTCGGACACGCAGGCGACGAGGAGCTTTCCGTTCGCCTCGCACCATGCCGCCGCGCCCGTGCTGGGCGTCGAAAGGATCGCGCTCGACTTGAACGCCAGCACCAGCTCGTACCAGTCGGGGTCCGCGAGCTGGAGCGCGTCGAGGTCGGTCGCCACGCCGGGATCGGTCGAGGTATCGGTGAGGCGCATCAGGTTCGACACCGCCGCCTGGTCGCCCGAGGCGAGCGGCTCGATCGCGAACCAGGCGCCAGTCGCGGCGCCGGTCGCGGTGACCGTCGGCCCGCCGCTATTCGCCGCGGCGAAGTTGGGCGTGGCGATCCACTTCCAGTGCGCCGTCCCGTCGGTGATGTTCTGGCCGGTGCCGGTGGGCCCGCCGCTGCCGGCGCTGGTGCCGGCGGTGATGCACTCGTAGATCTTGCCGGTGTCGTTGAGCACCCGGTCGCCCACGATGTAGGCGTGGGTGTTCTGCCATGCGCTCGGCGTGAGCTGGTCGACCAGCGCCGCGGCGATCGTCGTGGTGGTGTCGACGTTGCCGGCGGTGTAGGAGGCCGTCCAGAGCACGCCGCCGGTCCACACGCGCAGGGTGTAGGTCGCGCCGTCCACCGCGCTCTGCACCAGCACCGTGCGCACCAGCGTGGGCTTGTGCGAGCCCTTGCCGACCTTGGCGCGCACCGGCGGCACCGGCTGCGCGAAGATCGCGCCGAGGATCGCATTCTCGACGGTGCCGGCCGGGAAGTCGGTGGCGTAGCTGCCCTTGGTGTAGCTCCGCACCAGCTCCGGCGTCGCCCAGGCGTTGCCGGTATTCGACAACACCAGCGGCGTGCCGAAGCCCGGCCGCGTCAGGCCCGGCCCGGAGAGGTTGACGTTGACCTGGACGACGGTGCTGGGGTCGATCGGCATCGCGCGCGCCTCGTGCGGTCCGCCCGAGGCACCGGCGGCGATCGTGGTCAGGAGGCGCGCCGGGGCGGCCACCGCAGCGCGCGGTGGAGACTATACCACGGTGATCTCAGGGGGCGCGGAAGGGCAGGGTGATCGGTCCGGCGGGGTTGCCTGTGACCGTCGCGGTGGCGCGCAGAGCGGCGATCCAGTCGGCGTACTCCTCGAGCGCCTGCGCCGGGACGCGGCAGCGCACGTCGCAGATCGCGCGGCCGCGGAAGCCGGCGGAGACAACCGGAGGCACCCACTGCACCGTCCCGAGGTCGAACGGCGTCACCCCCACGGCCGCGAGGGCGTCTCGAGCGGCGGGCAGGCGCAGCTTCGTCACCACCCGGTCGAGGGTCGCGCGCGCGGTCGCCTCGGCTACGGTTTCGACCTTCGCGCCGGACCACGCCTCGAGCTTGAGCACCACCTCGCGCAGCCCGCCCACGGTGAGCACCACCTGCTCGTGCTCGGGCCGGCCGGCGTCGTACCGCTCGTCGATCCAGTCGATCCACTGCGTCGAGATCGCTCCCAGGGCGAGGTCGACGTAATCGAGCGCCGGAGCGTTGGCGTCCTGGTCGCGCCAGATCGTGGTCAGTTCGCTCGCCGCCGCGATGGTGGCCTGCAGGGCGTCGGCGATTTGTACCCAGGTCGCCACGAGCTACGGCCCGTCGTCGACGTATACGAGCACGTCGGAGTCGGCGCTGCCGGCGTAGATGGCCACGACCGCGGGAGCCCCGCCGAGCCGATCGACGTGCTCGGCCTGGGTCACGTTCTGCGCGAGCGGCAGGTCGCTCGCGGTCGCCGCCAGCGTCGAGGTCTGCACCCAGTTGCTGGGCGTGAAGTAGGCCGCGGGGTTGAAAGGGTCGTAGCCCTTGGTGTCGGGCTTGATCGCGAAGCGCACCCCCGCCTG